TTACGCGGCGGCGGTTTTTTGTCTTTTGCTCTGCGTGGAAAAAGAACTGTTGGCACGGATTGCGAATTTCGCCCTGTAGATGTTGTCCCCCGACACATATTCAATCGGATCATCGTCCAGGGCGAAGAGCTTTTTGAGATTGCCGGAAACCTTCTGCTTCACCTTCTTGAGCTTGTCGATGTCGGCCACCGGCATTTGATTGTTCGTGAGCGCAAGCTGCTTCAGGAACGTCCACGCCTGCGTGGGCTTCTTCGTGTTTTTATTACGCATCTGGAAGTCTTCCGCGCTGTATTGCCTGTGGTCTTGGTTCTTGCAGGACACCGTGACCATCTCGTCGGCGGTGAATTCCAGCACGATGTCGCCCCATGTCACGCCCGCAGGGGTCGGGTAGCGCGTCTCCCCGTGGCTACCGTCGATGTTCTTGATCCAGCCAGCCGCAAGATCGGAAAGGATGCTGGCGGCGCTGCCCCTGACCTGAATGGCGTCGTTGGAGAATTCAATCATGTCTTCGTAGGCGAAAACCTTGGCCCCGTTCCGCAAGGCCACATCCTGGACGGTTTGCGTCACGGCGGGAGCCGATGGCAGGAGGACGAAGAACGGGTTGTTGTATCTGGCCGCAAGCTGGCCGATGGCACGCTCGATCCTGCCCGCTTGTGCCTCAACCATCGCCACCACGGGGAAACGGTAGCTGGCAGCAGGGTTGTATTCGCCGATCTGCCAGCAGGCTGGAAGCCCGTCCACCTCGGCATGCGCTACGCCGTTGACGCCGAACGCTTGCGCGAGGCCGGAAAAGATGGTGGTGAAATCTGGGCGGTAAACGATCAGGTCTGTTTTCTGCAACGCCCGCTTATCGCAACCGGAGGAACAGACGCCAACGAAAGTTCCGTCGCCGTGCCTGACCACATCCATGTATCCGCCGCACCGTCCCCCGCAGGGATGCGTCTCTGCGAGGTCGTTCGTCGGTTTCAACAGCCTGTCAGGAAAACCTGTCCAGTCCGCCTTGACGCCGCGCGCACCGACAAGCTGGCTTAACTTATGCCACGGCTGCTTCTGGAGCATATTCCACCGCCGCGTCGTAGTCGTCCTCGTCCGTCACCGTCTCTTGCCGCTTGATAAAGCCGCGCGCCTTCATCCATTGTTCGATGACGTGGGCGTCCTCCTTGCGGTCGAAGCTGGCGATGTTCGGGGTTTTGATCTTGATGGTGCGGGGCTTCGAGCTGCTGTCGAATTTTACCTGAAAGCTGGCCGCGACAAGGGTTCCATAGTCGGGGAAGTCGCGCTTCCGGCTTTCCAGGGACTTGAAGATGTCCTTGGAACGCAGGATCGTGCGATCGTTGAACGGGCCGCGGAACAGCAACTGCACCTCCGTCAGGCGCACCTCCGCAAGCCCGTTGATGTCCTGGCAGCTCAAGGAATCCACGCCGTCGTCGAGAAGCGGCTGAAGGGTGTATTTGTCCTCATTGGGGAAATACTCCGCGTCCTTGAAGAAAACCTGCCCGAAGGCCGAGAGGTACATGGCCCGTTCCTTCTTGCCGCCGGATTTGTTGAAGACCTGCAGCTCGTTGGCTTCGATGTCGTAAATGACGACGTCGTGGAATTCGGGGCGATAGAACACGCTGCCCGTCTCGCCATCCTCGATCTTGCCTTCGCGCTTGAACGGCATGCCGTGCCGCACGAGGAAATAGATCTTGTTCTCGTTCTCCATGTCGAACGGCAGAACCTTGCAGCCCTTGCCGCGCTTGTTCTGCTCGAACCACACGTCCATGAGGGATTCCAGCGTCTCGATATTGCTGCTGGCAAGGCTCGGCTTTTTGCCTTTCCCCTTCTCGGATTGGAAACTGATGAAGCTCTTCGGCTTCATCATCAACGCCTCGGCGTGCGGTTTTTTGATCAGTTCAGGATCCTTGAGCCACAGCAGCACCGCAAGGTCGGCTGGCGACGCGTCGGCGGGGACGTCGACGTTTCCGGCCTTCGCCATCTCCAGCAGCTCGTCGTACATTTCGTCGTCCGCTACCTCTTGCACGAAATAAAGGGCATCCACCATGGCTGGCGGGATGCCCTCGGTCGGCTGCATCAGAACCCTGCAGAGAAGATCGTAGTCGATCTGGCCATTGCCATTCTTTTGCAGTTTGAATCCGCGCTCCTCCAGATAATCGGTGTAAGGGGACAGAAACTGCAAAAGCCTGTCGTCCTGGATGTTCTTCAAAACGTCCGGTTGCGCGAATTTGTTAAGGGAATACGTCGCCATCCTGAGCCTCCTCTGTTTGATTGACGGGTTCGGCTCTGGAACAAACGGTGACGACTTTCCCCAGAATGGCGAAGTCGTCGTCGTGGCTGATGATGATAGGCTTCAGTCTCTTGTTTTCGGGCCTCAATTCTATGCGGTGATCCGCGATGAACAACCGCTTCACCGTGGCTTCTCCATCGCGCACTGCCACGACGATATCCCCCGATTCCGCAAGTTTTTGCTGTCGAACGACAACATAGTCGCCGTCGTTGATATCCACGTCGATCATGCTGTCGCCGCTGACTTCCAGGGCGAAGCAGACCCCGCGCGCGATCATGGCATCGACCATAAGTTCGCCGATCTTGTTTTCGATGGCCAGAATCGGCGTGCCTGCGGCGACCTTGCCGAGGACGGGAACGCCGATCATTTGACGCACGCGCGGCGTGAAGTCTTTCACCACCGTCATCGTGCGCGCCTTGCGCGGTTCACGTTGAATGTATCCCTTTTCCTCCAGACGGCGCACCAGCTCGTGCGCGCTGGGCGGCTGGATCGAAAGCGCGTCCGCCAATTCCTGCACCGTCGGTGCAACCCCGCGACGATCCTTGAACACGGTGATGGCGCGCAGCGCCGTCTCTTGCGCTGGCGTCAGGTTTCCGGTGCTGGGCAATTTTTTGGCGGCTTTCATCTCATCGGCTCTCTTGCGCGGATCATCGTTTTCAGGGATTTTCGCCATGCGAATCTCCCTATGTTGTTCCCTTATTTTTATTAGGTTTGATTATCTTATTTCAAGGATAATCGCTGTCAATCCCGTACTTATCCCGACACTTCCCCTATGCCTGCCGTATGTAACCCCCACCAGTACGGAGGTTGCGATGAATGGACTAGACCCGAATGCGATGTCTGCACACGAGCGTATGGCGGAAATGGCGTTGATCCTCGCCCGTGGCGTCGTTCGTCGCCATCAAAAGCTGAAAACCAAGGACATGAGAGACTATTCGCTGGACTTAGAGGCGGCAGGAAGCATTCATGGGCAAAAGCGAAAGGAGCAAAATAACTGATGCAAAACAATGTCTTAGCAAGGGTCGCCGCCCTACCGCAAATGCCCATGGCGGAGCTGGCGGCGATGTGGGAGGAGGTTTTTCAAACAAAACCCCCGAAATACAACAAGCCCTATCTGGTCAAGCGCCTGGCCTACCGCCTGCAGGAAATCGCGCACGGCATCGATGGCGGGATTATAGAAAAAAGACTTGAGCAATACGCCAAGGAAAGTCTTTCGGAAAATTTGCGTAAGGAGCGCGGCAAAGGCATCCACATGCCCGTCGCGGGGACGAAGCTCGTGCGCATCTACCATGGCATCGAACATCGCGTCACCGTCCTCGACAAGGGCTTTGAATATAACGGCGCGCATTACCGGAGCCTGTCGCATATCGCGCGCGAAATCACAGGCACGAATTGGTCAGGCCCCACTTTCTTCGGCCTGGTGCGCAGAAACAAGGAGGGCAAGGAATGACGGAACCGAAGAAAAGAATTCGCTGCGCGATTTACACGCGCAAATCTACGGAAGAAGGTCTCGACATGGAATTCAACAGCCTCGACGCCCAGCGCGAGGCCGGAGAATCCTATATCACGTCGCAACGGCATGAAGGCTGGACGCTGGTGCCGGACTATTACGATGATGGCGGTTTTTCCGGCGGCAGCATGGAACGCCCCGCTCTGAAAAAGCTCATGCGCGACATCGAAAAAGGTCTGATCGACGTGGTCGTCGTTTACAAGGTCGACCGCCTGTCACGCTCGCTCTCCGATTTTGCCAAGATGATCGAGCTTTTCGACAAGCACAATGTCAGCTTCGTCTCCGTCACCCAGCAATTCAACACGACGACGTCCATGGGGCGGCTGACGCTCAACATCCTTTTATCCTTCGCCCAATTCGAGCGTGAGGTCATCGGCGAACGCATCCGCGACAAGGTCGCCGCGACGAAGCGCAAAGGCATGTGGATGGGCGGCATCACGCCGCTCGGCTACGACACGAAAGACAAAAAGCTGGTGATCAACGAAAAAGAAGCCGAGCTTGTCCGGCTGATTTTCGAGCGTTTTACGATCCTGCAATCGATGACGCTGCTGGCGAAGGAATTACGCGATCAAGGATATCGCACAAAGAGCTGGATCAGCCGGAACGGCAAGCAGCGCGGCGGCAACGCCATCACCAAGGGTTTTCTTTACAAGGTGCTGAACAACCGCACCTACCTTGGCGAGATTACCCACCTCGGCAACAGCTACCCAGGACAGCACAAGCCCATCATTTCCCATGCCCTTTGGGAAAAGGTGCGCACGGTGACGAAAGAAAATCCGCGCAAGCGTCAAATCCGGACGCGCGGCCTTTCAACCGCGCTACTTCAGGGACTTTGCGTATGCGGCGGCTGCCAGTCCGTCATGACACCAACCCATTCCAAAAAACCCAACGGCAGGCTTTACCGCTATTACAAGCCCAGCGCGCATTTGAAGAACGAATGCGAAAATTGCCCTGTCGGCTCCGTACCCGCCGGAGAACTGGAGAACATCGTCCTCAATCAAATCCGCTTTGCGATCTGTACGCCGGAGATGATGGTGCGGGTCTGGCGCGAAGCCATCAAGGAAGATCACACCATCACCGAACAACAGGTGCGCGACGCGCTGCAGAACATGCACCTGATCTGGGACGAATTGTTCCCGCTCGAACAGGCGCGGCTTTTGAGGCTGCTGATCGAAAAGATCGTCGTCAACGCCGACCGCATCGACATCCGCATCCATGCCGAAGGCTTGAACAGCCTGATCCGCGACATCGAACACGTCCATAAAATCAAGGAGGCCGCATGAACAAAGCCATGATTTCCCTCGACGGCACCGCCATTGTCATCAGCGTTCCGGTGAATTTCACCCGAAAATTCGGACGGCGGTACATGATCGTTCCGCCCATCGAAGGCGACGCGCCCTTCACCGCGCCACCGCGCAGGGACGACACGCTGCTGAAAGCCCTCGCGCGCGCCCACAAATGGAGCCAATGGCTGGAAACGGGCAAGGTAAAAAAGATCGACCATTTGGCCGCCGATAACGATATCAACCCGTCCTACGTTTCCCGCATCGTCCGGCTGAACCTGCTTGCGCCAGATATTAAGGAAATGATTTTAGACGGCAGGCAGCCCAAGACCATGAAATTGTCGGAGATGCTCAAGCCCTTTCCGAACGACTGGCAGGCGCAGCGTCGCCATTTCGGCCTGGCCGATTGACGGGGCGGCTGCCCCGCACGGTGAATTTTCACCGAACATCCTGAAAAAAAATCAAAAAAATTTTCATCCCCAAAGCCGCCCTCACAGGCGGCTTTTTGCTTTTCAGACGGGCTGAAAAAGCCTGCAAACCCAGCCTGCCAGTGAGTTTTCGCCAGTCCCTTTGTCCGGCCCGTGCGTGGCCGCCAACGCGAAACAAAGGCGAAAACAATGAGCAAAAGCCAAAACCGTTACAACGGCATCGATCCGTATGTCGTTTCCCAAGTCCGTTATCACTCCCGTCAAATGCTCCGGCACCATACCATGGCCGGAATGGAGATCGAGGACATCGAGCAGGAATTGATGCTCGATTATCTCTCGCGGATCCAAGCCTTCGATCCCGAAAAATCCTGCCGCAACACCTTCGTCGACCGCATCCTGCGCCATAAATGCGCGGCGATGATCAAGGCCGCGAAAGCCGAGAAGCGCAACAACGGCTTCCAGGCCACGTCGCTGGATTCCTGGCTGGAGGACGGCGAACGCGAGGACGTTCCGGAATCCATGGGCATCTGGGGCGGACAGAATGACCACACGCGGCAAACCGAGCTGGTCATTGACGTGACCGACGCGATCCGCGCCCTGCCGGAAGCCGCGCGCTTTTACTGCGTGATGCTGATGCAGGATTTGCCGATCCGCACGCTCTGCAAAATCCACGACCGTCATCCGTCCACGGTTTACGAAACCATGGGCCGGATCCGGCGCGATTTCGGCGCACGCGACCTCCAGAAATATCTGCACTGACCACCCGACAGTTCCCGCGATCGCTCGGTATGTAACCCCTCACGGAATTCATGTCGGGCCTTCGCGGGAACGCAAAACCCTTCGGGGAAATACCGCGACCGCTTTCGCTCTTTGGCGGCGCCAAGGCCCGACAGCAGCAATGCAAACGGCAATCAGGAGCAACACGAAACCAAGGAGCATCGAATGAGCGATTCACCGCCATCACTCGACGCCGTCTACAGCACGCCCGTCGGGCAACTGCTGGAGATGGACGAAACCGAACTGCGCCGATTGCTGGCCAAGGCCGAACTGGTCTGCCGCTGGCTGCGCGGCGCGCTGAAACTGAAAACCCAAAAAGGAGCGAAATAATGAGCAAGAAACTCGAAAAACTTTTCGGCGACACCTATCTGGCGCGCAACGTGCCGGAGAGTGTCCATATCCCGCCGCTCGGCACGAATCGGACGGATATCGTCAAACCCATCGAGCAAGCAACGCTGGACGACATCGCCTTCGCCGCGCAAGCCCTCGACAAAAAAGCCGATGCACTGCGTGACGAGCTTTACGCTTTGCAGCGCCTCTACAAAGAAGCGCGCGCGAAGGGTGCGCTTGGCAAGGACAACATCGTCGAAGCCGTCACAGGCAAGAACGGGGGTGCGCAATGACACTCCCCATTATCTCCGCCGACGAGCGGCTTGCCGAAAAACGCGGCATCAAAGGCTGCATCTTCGGCAAGTCCGGCATCGGCAAAACGTCTCTGCTCTGGACGCTGCCGCCTGAAAAAACGCTGTTCTTCGACCTTGAAGCCGGAGACCTTGCCATTGAAGGCTGGGCGGGCGACGCCATTCGTCCGCGCACCTGGCAGGAATGCCGCGACTTCGCGGTGTTCATCGGCGGCCCCAATCCGGCGCTGCGCGACGACCAACCCTACAGCCAGGCGCATTTCGATGCGGTCAAGGAACGCTTCGGCGATCCCGCCGCCATCGCCAAATACGACACGGTGTTCGTGGATTCCATCACCGTCGCCGGACGCCTGTGCTTCCAATGGTGCAAGGGGCAGCCGCAAGCCTTCAGCGACAAGACGGGAAAACCCGACACGCGCGGCGCTTACGGCCTGCACGGTCAGGAAATGATCGGCTGGCTCACGCACCTCCAGCATGCGCGCGGCAAGAACATCTGGTTCGTCGGCATCCTCGACGAGAAACTGGATGATTTCAACCGCCGCTTCTTCCAGCCGCAGATCGAAGGCTCGAAGACGGGGCTGGAGCTGCCTGGCATCGTCGATCAGGTCATCACCATGGCCGAATTGAAGGCCGAAGACGAAACGCCGTATCGCGCCTTCGTCTGCCACACGCTCAATCCTTACGGCTTCCCCGCCAAGGATCGCAGCGGTCGGCTCGACATGGTCGAAGAACCGCACCTCGGACACCTGATGAAAAAAATCGCCGGAGTGGCCAAGCCCGCCGCCGAGCGCCTGACCTACGTCCGCCCCCAGCAACCTGACACCCAGCAAAAACAAGGAGAATAACCATGTCCGTATGGAAAGATTTCAGCAGCGCCGAAGATCAGCAGTCTTTTGACGTCATCCCCAAAGGCACCATCGCCCGCGTGCGCATGACGATCAAGCCTGGCGGCTACAACGATCCCGATCAGGGATGGACGGGCGGCTATGCCACGCTCGGCGATAGCGGCGCGGTTTATCTCAACTGCGAATTCGTCGTCACCGAAGGGCCGTTTGCGCGGCGCAAGGTCTGGAGCCTGATCGGCCTGCACAGCCCGAAAGGCCCGACCTACGCCAACATGGGGCGCTCTTTCATCAAGGGCATCCTCAACTCCGCGCGCGGGTTTTCCGCCAAGGATGACAGCCCGCAGGCCATGCAAGCCCGCCGCATCAACGGCATCAGCGATCTGGACGGTATCGAATTTACTGCCCGCATCGACGTCGAGAAAAACCAGCACGGCGAGGACAAGAACGTCATCAAGACGGCGGTCATCAAGGATTCCAAGGATGCTGGCAAAGGCGGCGGCGGTTCCATACCGCCTGCAGCACAAACCCCGCCCGCCACGGCATCGGCTCCTGCCGCCAATCTTCCCTCCTGGGCGCGATGAGGTGAAGCATGTTGCTGAGGCCAAGACAAAAAGAGCTAGTCACGCGCACCGTCGACGCGCTGAACAAGCACGGCAACACGCTGGCCGTCGCCCCCACCGGAGCGGGCAAGACGATCATGCTGTCCGCGATCATCGGCGAAATGTTCAAGCACAAACCAGGCAAAGCCTGCGTTCTGGCGCACCGCGACGAGCTGACGTTCCAAAACGAGGATAAGTTCAAGCGCGTCAACCCCGATCTCTCGACCAGCGTATTCGACGCCTCGGTCAAATCGTGGAACGGCGAAGTCACGTTCGCCATGGTGCAAACGCTCTCGCGCGAAAACAACCTGTCGGCCATGCCACCGATGGATATTCTGGTGATCGACGAAGCGCACCATGCCCGCGCGGACAGCTACATGCGCGTGATCGAGCGCGTCAAACAGGCCAATGCTGGCGTGAAGCTGCTGGGCATGACCGCCACGCCCAATCGCGGCGACAAGAAAGGCTTGCGTCCGGTTTTCTCGAACGTCTCCGATCAGATCACGGTCAGGGAATTGATCGCCTCCGGCCACCTTGTGCCACCGCGCACCTTCGTCATGGACGTGGGCGTGCAGGATGAATTGCGCCAGGTGAAAAAGACCGCCAGCGATTTCGACATGGGAGCCGTGTCGGCGATCATGAACACACGCCCCATCAACGACGCCGTGGTCAACCATTGGCATCAAAAGGCCGGAGATCGCAAAACCGTCGTGTTCTGCTCGACCGTCCAGCACGCCGAGGATGTAGCAAAGAGCTTCAATAGCGCGGGCATCCCCACCGTATTTGTCCACGGCCAGATGACGGACGCCGAGCGCAACGCTGTTTTATCAGAATACACGGATGGCGAAGCCCAAGTTATCGTCAACGTCGCTGTGCTGACAGAAGGATGGGATCATCCGCCGACCTCTTGCGTCGTGCTGTTGCGTCCCAGCTCGTATAAATCCACGATGATTCAGATGATCGGTCGCGGCCTGCGCACCATTGATCCGGCTGAATATCCCGACATCATCAAAAAGGATTGCATCGTTCTCGACTTCGGTACGTCCACGCTGCTGCACGGATCGCTGGAACAGGATGTCAATCTCGATGACCAGATCGGCGTTGGCGATGCACCCACCAAGGAATGTCCGGAATGCGGCGCAGAGGTTCCTGCCGCCGTGAAGGAATGCCCGCTCTGCGGCTACGAATGGAAGGCGCAGGCCGCCGCGAAAGAACTGACAGAAAACGGTTTCGTCATGGCCGAGATCGATCTGCTCAAGCGATCCAGCTTCCTGTGGGTCGATTTGCAGCAGAACGACCGCTACTTCTTGGCAACGGGCTTCAATGCCTGGGGCGGCGTGTTCTTCAAGGATGGCGAATGGCACGCCGTGGGCGGCAAGAAAAACCATGCGCCCAAGCTGCTGGCAGTTGGGGAACGTATCGTCTGCTTCGCCGCTGCCGATGACTGGCTCAACGTCAACGAAACAGATGAAACGGCACACAAGACGCGCTCCTGGGTGCATCAGCCTGCCACGGACAAACAGCTTCAGTATCTGCCCGATCATCGCAACGACTTCGGCATGACCCGTTACAAGGCGTCGGCGTTGATGACCATGCGCTTCAACCGCGATGGCATCCACCGCGCCATTCAATCCGCGCGAGGTGCTTCATGATCGACGTAACCGATATCGAAAAACAATGCATGGAACGCACACTCCAGCCTCTTGGCGAGGTTGTGGCCGAAATCGGGATGCACAAACCCTTGGCCGAATATACCCGCGCCGAAGTCATGACGCTGATCGAAGTCGTCGTCGGCAATTACCAGACGTTCCTCGCGTTAAGCCAGCCACGCCATGAAGACACAGGGATTCCATTTTAAATGCTCGATTTCAATCATCGTCCAACGGTCGCCGATCAGATCAACGCGCATATCGATGCCGCGATCCAATCCGTGCGCGCCCAGCAGCCGGAGCGCGAATATCTGGGCGCATCGCGTCTGGGCGTATCCTGCGCCCGCGCGCTGCAATACGAATACACGAAAACGCCCAAGGACGAGGAATTCAAAGGGCAAACTCTGCGCATTTTCGAGATCGGTCACGCTTTCGAGGCATTGGCGCTGGCATGGCTGCAACAAGCCGGATTTACCGTGTTCACCAAGAAGCCCAATGGAGAGGCTTTCGGCTTTTCCGTCGCAGGCGGCAGAATTCGCGGGCATGTGGACGGCATCATTGACGCCGCGCCGCCTGATCTTGGCATGCGTTTTCCCGCCATCTGGGAATGCAAATCGCTCAACGCCAAATCCTGGCGCGATACCGTCAAAAACGGCCTAAAAAAATCAAAGCCGATCTATGCCGTTCAGGTCGCCACCTATCAGGCATACATGGAAGGCAGCGTCCCTGGTATTTCCAAAAACCCTGCATTGTTCACCGCCGTCAACAAGGACACAGCAGAGATTTATCACGAGCTTGTGCCGTTCGATGCCGCTCTGGCGCAGGAAGCAAGCGACCGCGCCGTCAATCTGATCCGCGCGACCGAAGCCGGAGAAGTGTTGCCGCGTGTCGCCATGAGCGATGACCATTTTGAATGCGTCTTCTGCCCTTATCGCGGGCAGTGTTGGCAGGTGACGGCATGACGGGAGCGTGGAACGATTTCAACGACGCGCCCGACCAGACCCGTCCGAAGCCGGAAGAACGACTGACCTCGGATGATCTGAAAGAGCGCCTGCATGGACGCTTGCGCGAGGTGCTGTTCCATCTGCTGCCCAATGGCAAAATTCGCAGCGGCAAATTCGTCGTCGGCAATGTCCACGGCAACAAGGGCGATAGCCTGTCCGTCGAGTTGTCCGGCGCGAAGATCGGCATGTGGCACGACTTCGCCACGGGCGACGGCGGCGACATTCTTTCACTCTGGGGAGCCGTTCACGGCCTTGATGTTCGCCATCGCTTTCCCGACATCGTCAGCACCGTCCATGAATGGCTTGGCACCGCGGCCCGGCCCCTGCCGAAAGGCAAGGTGGAGGAAAGCGAGGATTTGGGGCCGCACAGCGCAAAATGGGACTATCTCAACGCACAAGGCGACCTGATCGCCTGCGTGTATCGCTACGACACACCGTCGGGCAAGGAGTTCCGCCCGTGGGACGTGAAAGCGCGCAAGCGCCGCGCGCCAGAGCCAAGACCGCTTTACAACCAGCCAGGCATCGCCAGCGCCAACAGCGTCGTTCTTGTCGAGGGTGAAAAATGCGCCGACGCCATGATCGCGCTCGGCATCTGCGCCACAACGGCCATGAACGGCGCGAACGCGCCCGTGGACAAAACCGACTGGTCACCACTTTACGGCAAGCATGTGATGATCTGGCCGGATCACGACGAAGCAGGAAAGCATTATGCCGACGCGGTTGTGGGCAAGTTGCGCACGCTCGGCGTGGCATCGATTTCCATTCTGATCCCGCCCGAAGACAAGCCCGAAGGCTGGGACGTGGCCGACGCCGTGCGCGATGGCATGGATGTTCCGGCGTTTCTGGCTTCCGCGCCGCGCATGACCATCCCGCCAGCTTCCGCGCTGCCTGCCTTCAGCGTCGGGCATCTGCTCGATGACGGCAGCCCTATGCCGGACGACATCATTGCCCCACGCGTGCTGACGCCTGGTGGCTTGCTGGTGCTGGGCGGCGCGCCCAAGGTCGGCAAAACCGATTTCATGCTGTCCTTGCTGGCACACATGGCCGCAGGGCTGCCCTTTCTCGGCATGCGCCCCGCGAAACCGCTCAAGATTTTCTTCTTTCAGGCCGAAATCGGCTACCACTATTTGCGCGAACGCCTCCAGCAGATCAATTTCGATCCCAGATTCCTGCCGCTCGTCCGACAAAACCTGATCATCACGCCCCAGGTGCGGATGCTGCTGGATGAAAAAGGCGTCGAGATGGTGCGTGACGCCATCCTGCGCCATTTCGATCCACGGCTGCTCGACATCATCGCCATCGATCCCTTGCGCAACGTCTATGACGGCGAAGGCGAAAACGATAACACCGCCATGCTGACCTTTTTGCAGGATCGCGTGGAACGTCTGCGCTTTCTGGTCAATCCCGACCTCGGCATCATCCTTGCCCACCATACCAAGAAGATCAGCAAGAAAATGCTGGAGGATGATCCGTTTCAGGGATTGAGCGGCGCTGGCTCCTTACGCAGTTTCTATTCCACTGGCATGATCCTGTTCCGCCCCGATGAACAGCAAAGCCTGCGACAGCTCATGTTCGAGCTGCGCAACGGCGAGGCCATCCCGCCCAAATGGGTCGATAAAATCGACGGACGCTGGCGCGAGATGGATCACCATTCCGAGCGTCTTGTGAACAAGGATTACGGGCAACGGCTGGATAACGAGCGCCGTCGTCGTCACGATGTCATCCTGCAATTGCTGTTCGATGAAGGCCGTAAAGGCGCGCTCTATACGCCGAGCCAGTTCTGTCAGGCATTCGAAAACAAGGCGGGTTTGGGCGGCAACCACTCCATCCGCGACCGCATCGATGTGCTGGCCACCAAAGGCTACGTCAAATTCAACAAGGACAACGCCGCCAAGAGCAAATACGGCGTGATGTGCGTCGAGGGCATGGAAGTCCCCACGGGCGCGGAAACGGTCGATCCGGACACGGGCGAGGTTTCAAACGAAATGCGTCCGCTCTTGCCGACGCATTTCAAACAGCCTGGCAACGGCGCGATCCTGCCCGTCGAAAACCCTTCCGTCTGGGTCTATCCGGAGGAGGAAGCGGCATGATTTTTCACCGTCAATCTGGCCCAGATTTCCGCAATCTGAAATCTGCCGCAATCTGTAATCGCTCTGAAAACCTTTATTTACAAGGTTTTTCGGCACGTTCCCAGATTGACGCGCAATCTGGCCGTCAATCTAGAAATCTGACGGAACCCTTTGTTTTTTCACACATTACGCGCCGCCCCAGATTCTGGAGAAACCCCCCACATTACATGTGGGTGAAACCGCAAGCGTTTCGCCCGCATGTGGATGCGTTTTCTCCGGCCCAGATTTTCTCACCCCGAACCGGAGGATGCCACCCATGACCCACGCCGCCACAAATCCCACCTTGCTTTGCCTCGACCTCGGAACCTCGACCGGATGGGCGCTGCTCAACGAATACGGCTCGATCGCGTCCGGCACGGCGCAGTTCAAGCCTCGCCGCTTCGAAGGCGGCGGCATGCGTTACCTTCGCTTCAAACGCTGGCTCACGGAAACTAAAAACGTCTCCGGCCAAATCGACGCCGTGTATTTCGAGGAAGTCCGTCGCCACGTCGGTGTTGACGCCGCCCACGCTTACGGCGGTTTCCTCGCCCATCTCACGGCCTGGTGCGAACACCACGCTATCCCCTACGAGGGCGTTCCGGTCGGCACGATCAAACGCTTCATCGCGGGCAAAGGCAACGCCGACAAGGATGCAGTGATCGCCGCGATCAAAGCGCGCGGTCATACGCCGGAGGACGACAACGAAGCCGACGCCCTGGCCATCCTCTATTGGGCAAAGCAACAACATGAAGAACAGCGAGGCGCGTAATGGAAAAATGGACAGCGAAGATGGTCGCCGACCGCATGGAGGAATCCGTTTCAACGCTTCGACGCCTTCCGCCCGTGAAGGTACAGGGATATTTCAATCTGTGGCCCGCCATCAAATACTCCGAGATGGAAGTCCTGCAGATGGAGGTGCGGCCCTTGCGCCTGCGCGCGTTGCCGGACGCCATCGACCGCATGGAGGAGACTCTGGGTTGGATGACGTGGCTGGAGGTCGAGGAACGCAAGCTGGTGTGGAAGCGCGCCGCGCGCGTGCGCTGGAAGACATTGTGCTGGGAGCTGGGCTGCGACCGCACCACCGCGTGGCGCAAATGGGTGATCGCGCTGACCAAGATCAGCGTGCGCCTTAACAGCAAGAAGAATTGACGGAAAGTTGTTGCAACACTTATGCATGAGACAGCCGCAACATTTTCTGGCAGGATGTAACCTATCATCGCGGGACGTGCGGGTACAAAACCGCTGCACAAAGCGATGCCTCCTCTAACCATTTGAAATCTTGGGTCCTTCCTGGCCGAAAACCAATGCGGGCGGGCAAGGCGTTTTGCTTTTCTAGCGTCTGCCCCGCGAAACGGGTTACAGGGCGGTTACAAGTTACAAGACAGGTTACATGACAATTGAAAACTCAAATCGCATGGCGGATCGCATCGAGGTCTGGCCAACGGATAAGCTCGTCCCTTACGACAAGAACCCACGTACCCATTCGCCTGAACAGGTCAACCAGATCGCGGCCAGCATTGCCGAATTTGGTTTTCTCAATCCGATCCTGGTCGATACGGCGGCGGGCATTATCGCGGGCCACGGTCGCCTCCAGGCGGCAAAACAACTCGGCCTTGCGCAAGTCCCCGTCGTCGTACTGGATCATCTGACCGAGGCGCAAAAGCGCGCCTACGTCATCGCCGACAACAAGCTGGCGCTAAATGCCGGATGGGATGAGGATTTGCTGCGCGCTGAAATGACGGCGCTGGCAGCAGAAGATTTTGACTTGCCCGTCATCGGTTTTTCTGACGACGAGTTAGTAGCTCTGCTGGCCGAGCCGAATGTGGCCGAAGGCCAAACCGACGAAGATGCCGTGCCGGAAGCGCCGGAAACGCCCGTCAGCAAGCCTGGCGACCTCTGGCGGCTGGGCAACCACCTTTTGCTCTGCGGCGACAGCACCGTGCTGGCCAACGTCGAGAGGGTGCTGGACGGCGCGCTGGCCGATATGGTTTTCACGGATCCGCCTTACAACGTGGATTACGGCAACACCGCCAAGGATAAGATGCGCGGTACGAACCGCACTATCATGAACGATAACCTGGGCGATGGCTTCGAGAAGTTTCTTTATGACACATGCGTGAATATGCTGACCTTCTGCAAAGGCGCGCTTTACGTCTGCATGTCATCCAGCGAATTGCACACGCTGCAAAAGGCGTTCGTCGATGCGGGCGGCAAATGGTCAACCTTCGTCATCTGGGCGAAGAACACCTTTACCCTGGGCCGCGCTGATTATCAGCGCCAGTACGAACCGATCCTCTACGGCTGGAAGCAAGGCAACGATCATTTCTGGTGCGGCGCGCGCGATCAGGGCGATGTGTGGTTTGTGAACAAGCCCGTGCGCAACGAGCTGCACCCCACCATGAAGCCCGTGGAGCTGGTGGAACGCGCTGTCAACAACAGCAGTAAGAGCCGCGACATCGTACTGGATTGCTTTGGCGGCTCCGGCACCACGCTGATCGCTTGCGAAAAATTGAACCGCCAATGCCGGATGATCGAGCTTGACCCAAAATACGTCGACGTGATCGTCAAACGCTGGGAAGAATTTACGGGCAAGAAGGCCGAGCTGGTCGCTGCTTAATAACAATCGAACCAGCGCTGGCACGTTGCCAGTAGATGATTGTAATCGCCCGCCGTGGCTTCGTCGAGGAAGGCTTTGACCTCCGTGTCGGAAAGCCCACCCTTCTGCGCTGCGCGCTTGCACAGGCCAATAATGTTGAAGGCGTTACCGTCCTTGCCCGTCAGACGAACACGGATGTCGGGGAATTTGACGACGCCAGCGCCGTTGACGCGCCGCCCGACATAACGGCCATAGTTGGATCCAGAAGGATCGACGTACAAAGTTTCGCGCTCCGGCGCGGTAACCGCAATGGCGTAACGCACGTTGTTGTTCTTCCAGCCGCCTTTGCCCGCCAGCCATGCGCGGCTGGCCAGGGGCTTGGCGATGAAGGCATCGTACTCGGCGGGGGTCATTTCTTTGGTTTCAAGGATTTCGGTTGGATAGGCCGTGCCGCAATCGCGGCGCGATCCGCTTTCGATTTCATGCCAGTCGCAGGGTTTGCGGGCGTAAATGACGTGGATCGTATCGTTCATGATGGTCTCCCTTATTTTCGAGCCTTGCGGCCAGCCTCAAAGGCGGCTTCAAGCGCGTCCTTAACGCTCCAGACTGTAACGTCGTGGAAGTCGAGGCCGTCGGATTTGCGGGTGACCAGCGTTTCGATGCCAAGATGCTGTTGCGCGATCTGCGTGAAAAGCGTGTCCTTGGTCATCGGTACCTTGCGTGGGAATGTTTTTCCTGTGGTTTCGCGGATGGCGTTTTCAAAGCTGTCGCGCCAGCCTTGGTCGGCCACGCGCACCGTCATGTGCTTGGCAATCGCGGCGGCGCTGATCGGCCCCTTGGCGTTGCCCACGCCGTTGTCGATGAAACTTAAATCGTCGGCAAGGTGTCTGCCAAAACGTGCGTCCAGCACGTCGCGGACTTGCTCGGCGGTCAGGTCAAATTCTTTTGCGAGGAAGTGGCTGGCGGCGTCCCACGTCAATTCGGCATCGTAGCCGTTGCGGACGCTGGTACCCCAGAAGCCCCATTCTTGGTTTGCGGTCGGTAATGGTTGGAAGTTTTTCATGGCAATCTCCTTCAATGCTTACATGTCCATGAACGCTTCATTCGTCGGGATTATCAACTCTAATCGGATCGGAATGATTGCGAAGAAACGCGCCGATTGATTGTTTGATAATCAACCGGCGCATCACGATCATTTTATTGCTTTGTGGAGGATGGATTGCTGAGGAATATGCCCGTTGCGCCTTCTGGTACCCGCTTTAGAAGCTCTAAAATCTGCACCCACGGAATCATCACAAGGCCGCTGGAAAAAGCATCCGGCAAATCAGGATGCCAGCCATCGCGCTCCGAGCCAATCAGCCCGTCCTCGCCGACGCCGATGACGGTGCGGATGGTTGATTTAGAATCCTGATGCCAAAGCTCGACGGCCTTTTTGATGTCGTCGACGTTGAGTTGATTACGGCGTATCAGGAGTTGCCCTCTCAGGCTCTCCAGATGATGGACGTGGTACCCGCTGTTCTTTTGCATGGGGTTACTCCTTGTCTTTCGGGACGGATGCGATTTTGTAAATGCGCAAGCCGTCCTTGGGTTTGTCGGACACGATTTCGTAGCCGCGCTTCTTGGCAAGCGCATGGGACAGCGCGCTGCGGATCGTATGCTTTTGCCAGCCCGTCGCGGCCACCATGTCTTCAATGGTGGCACCTTCGGGGCGCAAAAGTAGTTGAATGACCGCTTCCAACTTGGTGTCCTTGCGGACGGGCATGTTGGCGACGGCATCCAGCGCCTTCTTCATCGGCGTGGACAGTTTTTTGGGATTGCTCTTTTTGGGAGCGGTTTTGGCCTTGGCCGCTTTCGCGGGTTTGGCTTTTTTGGCTTTGGATTTGGTAGGCATAAGCGTTCTCCTTTCTTCCCCATGAACGCTTCATTCCGGCCACTTATCCAGTCAATTATCGAGCAATCTGATGGCTTTCTTCGGCCTTAACGGATCATGGAATGATGCACTTTGAGCAAAGGTTTATCGATTACCGCATACGCGCGGCATCGCGGCGTGAGTCACGTCGCTGTATTAAAGGCCATCAAGGCGGGACGCATCGAAAAGGAGCCGGACGGCACCATCGATCCCGCGAAGGCCGACGCCGCATGGGAGCGCAATACCAATCAGGCGCAAAAGCGCAAGGCGACGAAGCCGGACGACCCGCCGCGCCACGACGGTAACGCCGACACGCCCGTTGGCCCGCCCATCGTCAACTCCGGCCCCAGCTTTGCGCAAAGCCGTGCGATCAAGGAAGCCTACAACGCGCGGCTGGCCAAGCTGGCCTATGAAGAAAAATCTGGCGCGCTGGTCAAAACCGACAGCGTCAAGGTGGCCTGGTTCAACACGCTGCGCGTGGTGCGCGACCGTGCATTGAATTTACCGGATCGCCTTGCGCCTCTGTTGGCAACGGAAAGCGACCCTAAAATCGCCCGCGACCTTCTTGAAGAGGAATTACGCATCATCCTGAATGACGCCGCCGACGCCATAGCGAATTTACAGATCGGCTGATCATGGAATCCTTGCAGGAATGTTTGACGCACGCCGCGCTGGCGCTGCGACCGGATCCGCGTTTGTCGGTGTCGGAATGGGCGGATGCGCATCGTTACCTGTCCCAGACCGCCTCCGGAGAACCTGGGCCGTGGCGCACAGACCGCACGCCTTATTTGCGTGAGATCATGGATTGCCTTTCACCCAGCAATCCCGCCGAGAAAGTCGTGTTCATGAAGGGTGCGCAAATTGGTGGCACCGAGGCAGGCAACAACTGGATCGGCTATGTCATCCATCATTCGCCAGGCCCGATGCTGGCGGTGCAGCCGACCGTGGAAATGGCCAAACGCTGGTCAAAGCAGCGCGTGGCCTCACTCATCGACAGCACGCCCGTCCTGCGGGAGCGCGTCAAAGAAGCTCGTTCCCGCGACAGCGGCAATACGGTGCAGAGCAAGGAATTCACGGGCGGCATTTTGGTCATGACAGGCGCGAACAGCGCCGTCGGCCTGCGATCCATGCCCGTGCGTTATCTCTTTCTTGATGAGGTGGACGCATACGATTTTGACGTGGACGGCGAAGGCGATCCGGTTTCTCTGGCCAGCCAGCGCACGATCACGTTTGCCAACCGGAAAATCTTTCTGGTGTCCACGCCCACCATCCAGGGCTTGAGCCGGATTGAGCTGGAATATGAACAATCCGACCGCCGTCGCTGGTGGGTGCCGTGTCCGGAGTGTCAGGAATATCAGGTGCTGGAAGAAAAGCGCCTGCAATGGCCAAAAGACAGACCGGAGGAAGCCGCTTATTTCTGCGCGCATTGCGGCGTGGCCATCCCCGCCCACCGTAAAGCGTGGATGAATGCACGCGGCGAATGGCGCGCGGATGCGCCTGGCGCGGGCAAAGCGGCGGGATTTCATCTCTCCGGCCTGAACAGCCCATGGCTGTCATGGACACAGATTGCAGAGCGCAAGATTGCCGCCAAGGACGATGCGGCCATGAAAGTTTACGTGAACACCATAGAGGCACGGACATGGACGGAATCCGGCGAAGCGCCGGAATGGCAGCGGCTTTACGACCGTCGTGAGGATTACCGCATTGGTGAAATTCCCGATGGCGGCCTGTTCCTCACCGCTGGCGTTGACGTGCAGAAAGATCGTATCGAGCTGGAGATCGTGGCCTGGGGCCGCGACCGCGAAAGCTGGTCGGTGGATTATCGCGTGTTGCAAGGCGATCCGGTCAAGCCGGATGTCTGGCGGCAGCTTGATGGTGTTCTGGCGGAAACATTCACGCACGCAGGCAACACGGAACTTTCAATCCTGCGGCTTGCGATCGACACGGGCTATGCGACGCAGGAAGTTTACGATTGGGTGCGTAAGCAGCCATCGGATCGTGTCATCGCCGTCAAAGGCATCGAGCGCCTTGGTGCGGCTATCGGCACGCCAAACCATATCGATGTCACAGCCAATGGCAAACGCAAGCGCCGTGGTTTGCTGGTTTGGCCTGTCGGATCGTCGTTTTGCAAATCGGAGCTTTACGGTGCGTTGCGTAAGGACAAGCCAACCGATGAACAGATGGCGGATGGTGAAAAATATCCTGCTGGCTTTTGCCACTTCCCGAAATACGGAGAGGAATATTTCAAGCAGCTCACCGCCGAACGACTGGTGACTGTGAAGGACAAGCGCGGCTTTCCACACCGTGAATGGCGCAAGCTGCGGGAACGCAACGAGGCGCTGGATTGCAGGATTTATGCCCGCGCGGCTGCATCTGCGTTGGGGATTGACCGTTTCAACGATGCCACTTGGCAAAAGCTGGAGCGCGCGCTGGGACGCAGTATCCAAATTCCGGCAGATGCGTCCGACACACAGAAACCAACACCAACCACACCCGCCGCGCGGCGCGTTATCAGGAGTGATTATCTATGACCTATACCATCGCACAGCGCGACGCCTTGCGACAGGCGATTGTGAGCGGCGTTTTGCGCCTGTCCTATGACGGCAAGAACGTCGAATACCGTTCGATGGCCGAGCTGAAAGCTGCCCTTAACGAGGTGGAAGCCTCGCTGGCGCGTGACAGCGGAAAGCCCCAGACCCGTCAAATCAAAATCTACGCCGACAAGGATTTATAAGTGAAATTGCTCTCCCGCATCAGCGCCGCGATGAAATTCGCCGCGACCGGACGGCTGTCCGCATCCGCCTTTGAAGGCGCAATGCAAAACCGCCGCCTGATCGCCTGGAAGGCCACGCAGGAAAATATCAATTCTCTGCTGGCGTCGGGCGGCGACCTTCTGCGCGCGCGGGCGCGGCAAATCGTGCGGTCAAATCCTTATGCCTCAAACGCTGCTGATAGTTTTGTCGCCAATGCGGTGGGCGCTGGGATTGTACCGTCAAGCCTACTGACCGACGCAGCGTTGAAAGATGAATTGCAGCGCGTGTGGCTGGCATGGACGGACGAGGCTGATGCCGATGATCTGACCGATTTCTACGGCCTGCAAGCAATGGCTGCGCGCGCCATGTTCGAAGCGGGTGAATGCTTCGTGCGCTTCCGCCCCCGTCGTCCGGAAGACGGTTTAACGGTACCGCTCCAGCTTCAATTACTGGAATCCGAACATCTACCGTTCGAGAAAAACGAAATCGGCACCAATGGAAACCAAATTCGCTGCGGCGTCGAATTCGACAAGATCGGTCGGCGCGTGGCTTACCATTTTTATCGCAAGCATCCAGGCGATGCGACCGATCAGAGCAGCAAAGGCGAGATCGTTCGGGTTCCGGCCAGCGAGGTCTTGCACATTTACCGCCCGCAACGCCCTGGACAAATCCGTGGCGTGCCGTGGATTTCACCTGCGCTGGTGAAGCTCTATCTTCTCGATCAATACGATGACGCCGAGCTGGATCGGAAAAAAGTTGCAGCCTTGTTCGCAGGTTTCATTACCAAGAACGCGCCGGAAGACAATTTGCTGGGCGAAGGTGCGCCTGATGCGGCTGGTGCCGCCATTGCCGGATTGTCCCCAGGCACAATGCAGGTGCTATTGCCTGGCGAGGATGTGAAGTTTTCCTCCCCAGCCGATGTGGGTGGCTCCTATGAAATGTTTCAGTACCGCACGCTGCTGGCCATCGCTGCCGCGCTTGGCGTGCCGTACACGAATGTCACGGGCGATTTAAAGGCCGCCAATTATTCCAGCATCCGCGCTGGCACGGTGGAATTCCGCCGTCGCATGGATCAATTCCAGCACGCGACGCTGATTTACCAACTTTGCCGTCCTGTCTGGAAACGCTGGCTGGAAACCGCCGTGCTATCCGGCGCGCTCAACTTCCCTGGCTTTGCCAGCGATCCCGTAAAATACGCAGCAGTTAAATGGATCACGCCGAAATGGGAATGGGTCGATCCGCTCAAAGACCGCCAAGCCGAGAAGATCGCACAGGAATGCGGCTGGAAAGCGCCAAGCGACATCATCGAAGCCGAAGGCTACGACGTGGATGAAACCTATCGCCGTATCGCCGCCGATCAAAAACGCGCGGAGGCGCTGGGTATTCGTCTTGGAAAGCCTGAAGCACAGCCTGCACCGACACCGGAGCCATTGCCCCAAGACGACGAAGAGAAACCGCAACCTGAAAAACCGGAAGAAGAAAATCCATGACCCTCCTACCACACATTGCGGGGCGCGTGTTCGATGCGCCTCTTTTGATTGCCCGCGCCAAGCTGGACACCATCCTTGGGGTGCTTGTTCCTCGCCTGCGTGGTGAAAGCCTGCCGTTTGGTGCGAAGCCTGTCACCCGCGATTATGAAGTTGAAAACGGCATTGCTATCATTCCCGTGGTCGGCACCCTGGTGCGCCGGACAATCGGACTGGAAGCGCAGAGCGGTCTGATGAGCTACGGCCTGATTGCAGAACGGCTGGATGCTGCCCTGCAAGACAACGCCGTCAAAGCCATTTTGCTCGATATCGACAGCCCTGGCGGTGAAGCTGGTGGCGTTTTCGATCTGGCGGACAAGATTTTTGCTGCGCGCAAAGTCAAACCGATCTGGGCTGTTGCCAATGATGAAGCGTTTTCCGCTGCCTATGCCATCGCAGCGGCTGCGGATCGTATCTATCTCTCGCGCACGGGCGGTGTCGGTTCCATCGGCGTTATCGCCGTGCATCTCGACCAGAGCGTGGCCGAAGCCGACGCGGGCTTGAAATACACCGCAATCTATGCGGGCGAACATAAGAACGATCTCTCGCCACATGAACCCTTGAGCGATCCCGCCCGCGCGCAGTTACAGACGGAGGTGGATCGCGTCTACGCGCTCTTCACGGAAACAGTCGCGCGCATGCGCGGGCTTGATCTTGCCGCCATCAAGGAAACCGAAGCGGCGCTGTATTTCGGAGAGCAGTCGGTGGCCGCAGGGCTTGCAGACCGGATCGGGACGATGGGCGACGCCTTATCCGATCTCACGAAAAAAGTCGCCCGTCCTTCGTCACCACTCACTCGAAACCTGAAAAGAAAGGAAACTCCAATGACGGAAAATAACCAACCCGTCGAGGACATGGATCCCGAAATGGAATCCATTCCCGACCTTGCGGCCCTTAAAGCCGATCTCAAGGAAGAAGCGAAAACGGAAGCAATGGCTTACGTCGCGGAAGTCACCGAGCTGTGCCAGCTCGCGGGCGTACCGGACAAAGCTGCGGCTTTCATCACCAAGGCGGTTCCCGCTGCCGAGGTGCGCAAGGCGCTGCTTGAAACCCGCGCCGCACAAGCGGATGCGACGGCCATCGCTGGTCAAATCCCCGCCAACGCCAATCCCACCACCAACGCGGAACCGAAGATCGACACGGCAGCGATCTATGCGGCCCGCAACAAGAAAGGAAAATAACCATGACTGAACTTACCGAAGAACAACACGCGGGCGAATTTATCGTGACGGAAGCCAATGGCAGCCTGTCGCGTGAATCTGCGACCGTCCTGTCCGGCCAGAACCTCAAAGCGGGTCATGTGCTGGGCAAGGTTGCCGTCGGCACCGCAACGGGCGCAGCCGTCTCCGGCAATACCGGAAACGGCGCGATCAGCGCGGTCTCTGCGGGCGCAACCGCCAAAGCTGGCGTCTATACGGCAAACTTGATCGAGCCTGCTGCCAACGGCGGTACGTTCTCGGTCGAAGACCCCGATGGCGTGAATGTCGGCACGGCTGTGGTTGGCACCCCTTTCGCGGGGCCTGTCAACTTCACCATCGCGGATGGCGCGACGGATTTCGTGGCGGGCGACCGCTTTGCGATCACGGTGGCGGCTGGCTCCGGCAAATACAAGGAATATAACCCCGCCAACACGGATGGTTCGCAAACCGCCGTGGCCATTCTGTATGCCTCCGTGGATGCCACGGGCGGCGATACGGAAGGCGTGGTTATTGCCCGTCATGCCGAAGTCAATGCCGAAGAGCTGATTTGGTTCTCCGGCGCGGACGCGAACCAGAAATCTGCTGGCCTCGCACAACTGAAAACCCACGACATCATCGCGCGGTAAACCCACCACGGCTCGAAGAAAACCAACCCCCGCCTGATCTCCAGGCGGGGGTTTTTCTTTGCGCTCTTTAACCTTGAAAGGACAACATCCATGCCTGCTCTCGATATTTTCAGCAACTCGGCGTTTTCCGTCATTTCCCTGACGGACGCCATCAACAAGGTGCCTTTTGTACCTGGTCGGATCGGCCAACTCGGCCTGTTCGACGAGACGGGCATCGTTACCACCTCGGTCATGATCGAGGAACGCGAAGGCAGTCTCAATCTGATTGAGACAACCTCGCGCGGTTCCCCTGCGGCGCAAAACACGACGAACAAGCGTAAAGCCCGTTCGTTCATCGTGCCGCATGTGGCTCTTGAAGACACCATCCTCGCGGATGAAATCCAGAACCTTCGCGCTTTCGGCTCCGAAAGCCAGCTCGAAGGCATCCAGCAAACGGTGCAATTCCGCCTGGCGGAAATGTCCCGCAAGCACGACGCCACGCTGGAGCATTTGCGCGTCGGTGCCATCAAGGGACAAATCCTCGACGCGGATGGCAGCACCGTTCTTTACGACCTGTTCAACGAATTCGGCGTGACGCAATACACCGAGATCGACTTCGATCTCGACAATGCTTCGCCCGTCGAAGGCGCGGTCAAGAAGAAATGCCATGACGTCCGGCGCAAGATCGAAGATGAACTTGGCGCGCAGCCGTATGATCACATTCATGCGTTCTGCGGCTCGGCCTTCTTCGATGACCTGATCACCCATAAGGAGGTCAAGGAAGCCTATGACCGCTATATGGACGGTCTGTTCCTGCGCCAAGGTCAGGCCCGCGGTTCCTTTGAATATGCGGGTATCGTGTTCGAAGAATATCGCGGCAAGGTTGGCACGGTAGATTACGCTGACAGCAACAAGGCACACTTCTTCCCCGTCGGCGTGCCTGGGCTGTTCCGTCAATACAACGCGCCTGCCGACTTCGTCGAGACGGTGAACACCCTTGGCCTGCCGCGTTACGCCAAGCAGGCCGTGGATCAGGAGTTCGGTCGCTGGGTCAAGCTGCACACGCAGTCCAACCCGCTGCCGATCTGCACCCGCCCGAAAGTGTTGATCAAAGGCAAACGGACGTAAAGCCCATGGCTTTCTCCGGCATGATCGACCAGCTCTTTACGGATCCCGTATTGAGCAAGCCCGCCACCTATCTGGCATTTGGCACATCCACACCGTATCCGGTGCGGGTGATTTCAAAGCAGCCGGATACGGTGGTGGGATTCGGCGACGGGCAGTTGCACGTTTCGACAGTTTTGTTCGACGTGCGCAGCCTGGAAATACCCGAACCCGCCAAAGGTGATCAAATCACCTGTGACGGCATCACCTATATCGTGCAATCCGAACCCAAAGCAGACCGTGAGCGCCTTGTTTGGACGCTCGATGTGAGGCCCGCATGAGACTGCAAGCCGCCATTCAAGGCAATTTGAAAGCCATGATGGCAGCCGAAGTCAAAGCCGCTGAAAAAGCTGTCAGCGGCGGCGTGCGCCAAGCGACGGATGGTTTGAAGAACGAATTGCGCAGCCAGGTGACGGGCGCTGGCCTTGGAGAACGCCTTGCCAAAAGCTGGCGCGGCGATCTTTACCCCAAGGGCGGCATGAGCATCAACGCCGCAGGATTCGTTTACACCAAAGCGCCGCACATCATCGGCGCTTTTGCGTATGGCACGACCATCCGCAGCAAACAGGGGCGCTTTCTGGCAATCCCGACTCAATACGTCACCCGCCGCCAAAATAAAAAGGTTACGCCTGCCGATTTTGCCGAGGCTGGCATTCCGCTTCGCTATGTCCCGCCCCAAGGAGCGCGGCGTGTCGGATTGCTGGTTGCGGACGATTTCCGCGTCACCAGCAAAGGCAAAGCGCGCGTTGCCAGCGACCGCGCGAGAAAGACCGGACGCGGTTTAACCACCGTCGTCATGTTCATTCTCGTCCCGCAGGCGCAACTGAAAAAACGCTTCGACATCGACAGCGTGGCCAAGAAATGGATCGACCGTTTGCCGTCACTCGTCACGGCAAGCTGGCCGGATGAAAAGGAAGAAAAATGACAGATAGAGAAGCCATTCTGCAGGCGCTGTTCGCGCGTCTGCAAACCGTCGCTGATGCCACCGTCCTGCGCAACGAGGTTTTACCCGAACGCATTCCGGACGGCGGCCTGATTATTCTGCGCGACGGCGACCCTGGCGAACCGGAAACGCTGCTTTCGCCTGTGTCTTATTACTGGCAGCACCGTGCGCTTGTGGAAGCTGTTGTTCAAAAAGGCGACCAGGCCGCGCGCGATCTCGCACTCGACGGTCTTTACCGGAAAATCGCTCTTGCCATCGCGGGCGACCGCACGCTGGGCGGTTTGTGCGACCGCGTCACGCCGCAAGCACCCGACAGCAACGTGCTGGCGGTCGAGGGATCGCCGCAGATCAAAGGTGCAGTCATCCCCATCGAGCTTATCTACGTCACCGCCGATCCGCTCGGCTGATTTTTCTTCAACGCCAACATAGGAGGTAACCATGGCTCGTGCATACGGTGCCAATGCCCAGCTATTGGGTAAATTCGAAACGGTTTACGGCACGCCGCCGACCGGAAACTACATCAAATTCCCGTTCGTCTCGTCTGATCTCGGCTCCGAACAGGGTTTGATCGCGTCCGATCTGCTGGGCCAAGGCCGTGATCCATCCCAGCCGATCCGCGACGTCATCCGCGTGGAAGGCAACGTCGTCGTCCCCGTGGACTTACGCAACTTCGGCCATTGGCTGAAGGCACTTCTTGGCGCGCCAACCACGACGGGCAGCGGACCTTACACCCATACCTTTGCCTCTGGATTATCCAGTCTGCCCAGCATTGCGCTGGAAGTTGGTATGCCGGAGGTGCCGATCTTTTTCATGGAATCCGGCGTGCGTGTCAATTCGGCGCAATTGAGCTTCTCCCGTTCGGGGGCTGCCAATGCCACCCTCAATTGCATCGCCCAGGGTGAAACCGACGCAGCAGTTACGGGTGGCGGTACGCCGACCGTGGCATCGCTCACGCGCTTCAACCAATTCCAGGGGTCGATCAAAAAGGACGGTGTGCAGCTTGGCAACGTGACGGGCGCGCAGTTGACCTACACCAATAACCTGGAACGCATCGAAACCATCCGTTCGGACGGCAAGATCGACGGCGCGGATCCGACTATCGCGGCGCTGACCGGAAACATCGAAGTGCGGTTTGCCGACACCACACTGATCGATGCGGCCACCGACAATACGCCGCTGGAATTGGCATTCGCTTACACCATCGATGCCGATAAATCGCTGACGTTTACGGCGCACGAAGTGTATTTGCCGAAGCCGAAACTGGCGATCTCCGGCCCTGGCGGTGTCCAAGCCACCTTTGATTGGCAAGCGGCGAAGGCAACCAGCCCCGCGCGCATGCTGACTGTTGTCCTCAAAAACGATGTAGCGAGCTACGCATGATTACCTTGAACCTGAAACGTGAAAACTACTGGCTTGATCTGATCTCTGGCGTGCGCGTGCATGTGCGTCCGGCATCCACCGCTCTTGTCATGGCGGCGCGCGTCGAAGCCTTGAAAGCTGAAGCCGAACCCGCTCTTCGCAGCACGGCGCTGATCAAACGATTGGCGCAACTCGCCATCGTCGAATGGGATGGTGTCGGTGGTGAAGATGGCGAAGCGTTGCCCGTCACGCCGGAGGGTGTATTTGCCCTTATGGATTTGTGGCCCATCGCCGAAGCCTTCGAGCGTCTTTATCTCGGCCCCGCATTGTTGCTGGAGCAGGAAAAAAACGCCTAACGGCTCGTTGCCGCTGGCACTTTGGCGGCGGGCCGGATTACTGCGCTTCTTGCCAGGACGCGGATTTGCCTTGCGCACGCGGCGAAGCAAACGCGGAAGGCGAACTCTGCCCGTATCGGCAGCATGAACCGCACAGCATGGAAGGCTGGCAAGCCTGGGATCTGGCGCTCCGTTGCGGCGGGCAATTGCGCCTGAGTCAAATGGTCGCCATCGGCATGGATTTTTCGGCGGCGCTGCAAGTTGCGGCATCACTCGGCCATGACGCAAACGCCACGGCGGAATTCCTGCCCGCCGTGGAAGCTGGGATGACCAGTGCATTCAACGAAAAACTTAAGTGCGAGATGAAAAACCGATGACCGAACGCAATCTTGCCATTCGCCTGACCGTTCTTGATGGCGGCAAGGTCAAGGCTGAATTACGGGAAGTCGGTGAAACGGGCGAAAAGTCGCTCAAGAAAATCGAGCTGGCCGGACAGCCTGCCTCGAAATCGCTGCTGGCGATGAATGCTGCCGCCAACGATGTCAAAGGTTCAGTTGTCGGCCTGACGGGCAACCTTGGCCCGCTGGGATCGGCGCTGGGTGCCATTGGCCCTGTGGGCCTTGCCGTTGGCGCGGCGCTTGCGGTCGTCACGCTGGGCCTGAAAGCCGCCTTTGAACACGCCGCCGAAGCCGAGCAGTCCTTCAACCGTCTGCAGGCCGTTCTCCGTGCCACGGGCAACACCACGGGCCTGTCCGGCAAACAGATCGCGGCCTTTGCTGACCAGATTGAATCCTCCACCCTGGCCACCGCCGAACAGGTGCAGGATGCGGCGGGCGTCATGGCCACGTTCCGTTCCGTCACGGGCGAAACATTCACCCGCGCGATGACGCTGGCGCAAGATATGTCCGCCGTGTTCGGCACAGATTTGCGCGGCAGCGTTACCCAGCTTGGCAAGGCTCTGGAAAATCCCGCCGAAGGTTTAACGGCGTTGCGCCGGATCGGTATTCTCTTTACCGACAGCCAAAAAGATTTGATCCAGTCGCTGGTCGACACGGGCAAACAGGCCGAAGCGCAAAAGGTCATTCTCGACGCTTTGGAATCCAAGGTGGGTGGTGCTGGCGCGGGCGAAGCCACGGGTTTGACGGGTGCCACCAACCGCCTGTCTGATGCCTGGGGCAATTTGCTGGAGGATATCGGGCAAACGCGCGTGGTTGCTGGTGCTGCGGAAGGCGCATTAAGCGGCCTGTCTTATGTCGTCGAAGGTTTGCGCAACCTGATGAAAGATGATCCCATCGGCAAGCAGCTGATGGATGCCAGAATGGATCTGGCCGATCAAGAAGAGCGCCTGAAGCGCCTGCAAAATTATAAGCCCGTCCTGCCGTTCACGGATATGAGTCCGATGATCGAGCGCCAGGAAGCGCGCGTTGAAAAGATCCGCGAAGAAGTAAACAAACTCGCAGCGCAGGCCCGCCAGGAAGCGCAAGAATACGAAGCCGAGCAGAAAAAGCTGCAGGCCGCACAGGAAGATGCCGCGCGCGACCGCCGTGCCGATCTCTTAAGCGAACAGCGCAAGAAACTGGATGATGCCGTCGATAAATTGGCGACCGATCCTGCCGACCGCATTGCCAAGGTCAATAAGGAACTGGAAACCACCAAGCAGCGCATCGAAGCGTTGCGCGAAAAAGATGGGAGCAATTCCGGCACGGTCGATGGTGCGCTGAAGCAGGCAGAAGAAATCGCCCGCCGTCAAATCGACGCGATTGAAAAGCCTGCGCGCGAAGCCGCCACCCGCGTCATGGAAGCGAATACCAAGGTCGTGGAAGATCTTCAGCGTCAAATGCTGGGGCTTTCCGACAAGCGCCAAGCCTTCATCGATCAGGCCGTGGGTCGCCTTTCCAAAGATGCAGGCGATGCGCAGCGTGAACAAACGCGCAAACTTGCGGCGCAGCTTTTTGACAGTCAGGCATATTCCGAAGCGCAAAAAGTCGCCGAGGATCTGAATAAACAGCTTGAACGCCTGACCGATAAACGCGCGGCGTTCATTCAGGATGCAGTTGGCCGTTTATCGGACAATGCCACGTCCGCGCAACGTGCCGAAGTCGAAAAACTGGCCGCTGCCCTTTACGATCAAGGCGAAGCCCAGCAAAAGCTGAACAAGCTGAAGCAGGAAGGCGAACAAGTCACCAACGCCACGCGCACGGCGACGGAAGCCTATGCGGCAGAGTTGGAGCGTCTTAAAAACATGCTCGACGCTGGCGCAATCAGCCAGGAAACTTACAACCGCGCCGTCGCTAATGCTGAAAAACAGCAGCTCGACGCGCGCAAGGATGCCGAGGCCGGAGCGTTGCGGGCCTTCCGCAATTACCGTGAACAAGCCGAGGATGCAGCGTCGGCGGTCGAAAAAGCCTTCACCGAAGGCATGAAGGCGACCGAGGACGCGATTGTGGACTTTGTCACCTCCGGTGGCAAAAGCCTGCAAAGCCTGGGCGACATGGCGAATTCCATCGTGGCCGACATCACCCGCATGGCCGTGCAAAAGTCGATCACGGGGCCGCTCTTCAACATGTTGGGCAGCAGCATGGGCGGCGGTGGTTTCCTGGACAGTATTTTCAGCAGCATCTTTCACGAAGGTGGTGAAGTTGGTGGATCCGCGCCGCAGCGCCGTATGCCTGCGTATGTATTCGCCAACGCACCGCGCTATCACACGGGCGGTGTTGCGGGCCTAAAACCTGGGGAAATTCCGGCCATTTTGGAGCGCGGTGAAGTCGTGCTGCCGAAGGACGGCACCCGCATGGGATCACCCGTCAACGTCGTCATGAACATCACCACGCCGGATGCCAGCAGCTTCCGCATGAGCCAATCGCAAATCACGGCTGAAGCGGCGCGCGGTATTCAACGTGCGAAAAGGAATCTGTAATGGCTTTCCACGAAGTGCAATTTCCGAACGATATTGCCTATGGCGCAACGGGCGGGCCTGAATTTGCCACGTCCGTCGTTGCCACGGCCTCCGGCTATGAGCAGCGCAATATCAACTGGTCATCGGCGCGCGGGCGCTGGGATGTAGCTTCCGGCCTAAAGAAGCAAACGCAGCTCGATACGCTGATCGCTTTCTTTCGTGCCCGAAAAGGTCGCGCACACGGCTTTCGGTTCAAAGACTGGACGGATTATAAAGCGACCGGGCAATCTATTGGGACAGGCGATGGCGCGAATAAGACCTTCCAATTAACCCGCACTTACTCGTCAGGCGGCGGCACCGATGTACGCACGATCACCAAACCCGTGGCCGGCACGGTAAAGATCTATCTCGCTGGCGTACAACAATTATCTGGATGGACGATTAATAATACCACAGGGGTTATCACGTTCGCAACCGCACCAGGAAGCGGTGTGCCCATATCCGCCGATTATGAATTCGACGTGCCTGTGCGTTTCGATACCGACCGCATGGCCGTCACCATCGAACAAGTTAACCTTCACCAATGGTCGGGAATCCCGATTGTGGAAATACGCGTATGAAAACAGCTTCTTCACAACTTATCACTCACATCGGTGGCGAGACGACGACGCTTGCCACTTGCTGGAAGGTCACGCGCCGCGATGGATCGATATTCGGCTTTACGGATTTCGACAAAGATTTAACGGTAGAGAGCTTGGTTTACATTGCGCGTTCTGGCTATACGCGCTCGGCTATTCATACCATTGCTAATCTTGCCGTTGACAATCTCGATATCGAAAGCGCGATTGACAGCGAAATCTTAAGCGCCGCCGATTTGCGCGCAGGCGTGTGGGACGGTGCGACGGTGGAGATTTTTCTCGTCAATTGGGCCAACATCGCCAACGGCAAGATCATCCTCAAGCGTGGCACTATCGGCGAAGTGGAATTGAAAGACACAGTTTTTCGTGCCGAGCTGCGCGGCTTATCACAAACACTTTCTCAGCAAATTGTTGAACTTTATACGGCAGATTGCCGCGCCGATCTGGGCGATACGCGCTGTAAGATAAACCTAGCCGCACTCACCGTTACGGGCGGGATAACAGCAGTCACCGACAGACGCAGTTTTAGCGATGCGTCGCGCGCGGAAGCTGTGAATTACTGGAACGGCGGTTTGTTGACATGGACGAGCGGTGCGAACGTGGGCCGCAAGATGGAAGTCAAAGCCTTCGCCAGCGGCGGCGCATTCACGCTGTTCCTGCCGATGCCCAGCACCGTGACAGTCGGCGACAATTACAGCCTGCGCCCAGGCTGCGATAAGAAATTCTCGACCTGTAAAGACAGGTACAACAACGTCAAAAACTTCAGGGGCGAACCAAACGTCCCTGGCAACGATCAGGTTCTGGCTTATCCCGATGGCAAATAAACTCACCCGCATGGACATCGTGCGCGAAGCGCGCGAATGGATTGACACGCCTTTCAAGCACCAAGGCCACCTCAAAGGTGTGGCCTGCGATTGCATCGGCCTGATCAAATCCATCGGCATGCAACACAAGCTGATGGATTACGATCCGAATTCGCCGGAGGCTCTGTCCTACGCCAATTATTCGATGATGCCGGACAGCCGCCGCATGCGCGAAGCCTTGAGCCGTTGGTTTATCCCCATTCCGGTGGAGGAAGCCCAGATTGCCGATTTCTATTTCATGGCCTGGGGGCGTGAGCCGCAGCATGTCGCGCTGATCACCGACCACGGGATCATCCATAGCTATTCCGGTGTCGGCAAAGTTGTCGAGCATGGTCTTGATGATCGCTGGCGGCAACGCATCTCGGCGGCTTATCGCTTTCCGTATTTCAAAGGTATGTAATGGCTGTTCTTGCTTTAGGTGTGGTCGGATCCGCGCTCGGTTCCGCCATCGGGATTAGCTCGTCCGCAGGATGGCTGGGTGGCGTGCTGCTCGGCAATCTGCTGTTCGGCGGCGGCAAGGGTCAGAACATCGAAGGCCCGCGCATTGACGATTTGTCGGTGCAAACCTCAACCTACGGCGCGCCGATCCCGCTTGTGTATGGCACAATGCGCTTATCCGGCAATGTGATTTGGTCAACACCGCTCAAGGAAACCCGCACCGTCACCCGTTCCAGCGGTGGTAAAGGCGGTGGCAAGAAGTCATCGCAAACGACCTATAGCTATTCCGCATCCTTTGCGGTTGGCCTGTGCGTCGGCCCTGTGGCAACTGTACGCCGCATTTGGGCGGATACGAAGGTCATTTATGATGCGACTGCCAGCAACACGCAGTCCACGGAAAAATATCCAGGCGTGGTGCGCATTCATCGCGGCGGCGAAGATGAGGAACCGGATGCCACATTAGAAATGCACCTCGGCGCTGGTAATGTGCCTGCGTTTCGGGGCATGTGTTATCTGGTATTCGACGATCTGCAACTCAAGGATTTTGCCAACCGCATCCCGAATATCAGCGCGGAAGTCGTCGCCCAAGGCGCGATGCAAAGCGATATTTATATGTTCCCGCCTGCAACGACGATGACAAAGGAAGGCGGCATTCTCGATCAGTCGCGCGGCACGATGATCGGCACGGGTTCTGATCACGTTTGGAAATATGACTGCGTAAGCAATCGGTTTGTATTGCAGCGCAGTCTTGCTGATCCTAACTGGATTCCTATTTATCCGGACTCGGACGAAGTTTACGGCGACGTCTGTGGCATCGACAGCCAAGGTTATTATTACCATGCGACGGATGCTTACGGCGTGACCATGCGCCTGGTGAAGCGCCACCCAGAAACGCTGGGCATCGTGGCGATTAGCAGTCCGAAGATCAGCTTCAGCGTCAATGGCTGCGTGCGGCGGGATAAAATCTTCTGCTACGGCACGCGCGAGGTTTACGATACGAACCTTAAGCTGATCATTGACCTGTCGGATTACTTTCCCTCCGTCATGTTCGGCGGGCCGATGTGTGACGATCCCTATGGCCGTTACTGGCAAGTCACGGGCGGCTATGTGCGGAAATTCGAGCCGAATGGTTTTGGCACGGGTGAGCTGACCGAATGGAGCAGCACCGCTTGGACAGACGGCGAATTGCCGCGCACCGTGTGGTGGGATGATTTTACAGGCCACATTTATTTTACGCTGGGTCTGGGCGGAAGAATTGTCAAATGGCATCCGGACAGCGGCTATGCGGGTCATTGTGATGATGTAGCCATCCCCGCTGGTTGGGGCATCCAGTCTGATTTCAACTATCCGATCAACGGGAAGTATTGGGCGGCGGCTGATTACGACGTGACGCTGGTCAATCTCGTCACGATGAAGGTCGAGCGCCGGATCGATTTGACCGATTTTGCTACCACATTCCCCGCCCATCTCGGCGGGACATACGAAAAATTCACACACTCTGCCGTCATCATGACCTATGACGGCGAATTCAAATACCCCTTAGAGCGTTACGGGAATAACTCTGTCACCTTGTCCGGCGTTTTAACGGATATTTGCCTCAAGGCTGGCATGGCTCCCACGAGCGTTATTTCCAGCGCCGTCAGCCAGTCCCTGCGCGGATATGTTGTGAGCCGCCGCATGGCCGCACGGGAGGCTTTAGAGCCGCTTCTGGGGTCATTTTTTATCGATGCCGTGGAAACAGACGGTATCCTGCGTTTCGTACCGCGTGGCGGCGCATCCGTGGCCACCATCGGCAAAGACGATCTGGGGGCTGATGACAGCGGGTCGGACGAACCAACCCGTCTTTCGGAAACCCGTGTGCAGGATGTAGAATTACCGCAACGCCTCGACATCGTGCATGTCGATCCGACACGCGATCACCAGCCGAACACTCAGCACGCTTCCCGCATCAACGATGCCATCATCACGCGGGAAAAGCAGACCAGAGAAATCTCGATCTCGCTCACGCCGGACGAAGCCAAACAAATCGCCGAGCGCACGCTTTACAACGCCTGGGTAGAACGCAATCAGTATAAGTTCAGCGTGCTGCCAAAATGGCTGCGGCTTGATCCTGCCGATGTGGTGACCGTCAATATCGATGATGTGTCGCTGAAACTTCGCCTGAACAAGGTGGATTTTGGGGGCAATAACGTCGTGTCCTGTGAAGCCGTGGCGGAAGACGAGATCGTTTATATCTCGAATTCCACGGGTTCCGGTGGCGGCCTGCCATCCGTGCCGATTGGTCTGGCGGGGCCGACGCCGTTATTCCTCATGGATTTGCCTATGCTGCGCTATGAGGATGACACGCTCGGCATGTATTACGCTTTCGGCTTCCGTGACAACACCGTCACGGGCGCGTCCATGTATCGCTCTCCCGACGAGCTGACATGGGAAGTTCTTGGCACGGGCAATGATGGACCCACTTTCGGCTGGGCGGCCACCGTTCTGCCCAATGTCGAAAGTCCATGGACATGGGACGAAACCAGCAAGGTACAAATCGCGCTGACGCAAGGAACGCTCGACAGCAAGACGGCGCTGGAAGTCCTGAATTGGGCGAACGTGGCGTTGCTGGGCAACGAGGTCATTCAATGGCGCAATGCCACGGTACTGGCCAGCGGCCTTTATGAGCTGTCCGGCCTGTTGCGCGGTCGGCGCGGCACGGAATGGGCCATGGCCTCCCACACAATGGGAGAGCGTTTCCTGTTGTTGGTGAATGACGGCGTCTATCGCGCGCCGTTGCCGATGACCGAGATCAGCCGGACATCCTATTATAAAGGTATTCCGGATGGCGGAAATTGGGATGACGCACCGTCCACGCCTTTCGTATTCAATGCCAACAGTATGCGCTGCTTTTCACCTGTGCAAGTCAAAGGCGCGCGCGATGGCAGCGGCAACCTGACCGTGACCTGGAAACGGCGCACACGCTGGTATGGCGAATGGCAGGACGGAACCGACGTGCCGCTCTTCGAGGCCAACGAAAACTACGCCATCGACATCCTTTCCGGCACCACGGTGAAACGCACGATCACGGCCACGACGCCAAGCCTTGTTTATAGCGCCGCCGATCAGGTTGTCGATTTCGGCTCGGCCCAGAGCGCGATCAACATTGCCGTGTACCAAATCAACGCCGTGATCGGGCGCGGCCAAGTGAAACAAGCCACCATTTGAGGACGAAACATGCCAACACCTAATCTTGCGATTGAATATATCGCGGCCAACCAGGCGCAAAAAGAAGTCACGGCAAATGCCGCTTTCGATGCGTTGGATAAAGCCTTATGCCAGCTTACCAGTATTGCCATTCTCGACGTGGACACCACGCTCACCGATGCACAAATGCTCGGCACGCTATCAATGAAGTTCACTGGCACGCTGACGGCGGGCCGGACGATCACCATTCCTGCCAAGGCCAAGCTGCTGATGGTGGAAAACAATACGACGGGCGGCTTTACGCTTTCGGTGAAAACGCCGTCCGGCACGGCCATTTCTTTCGCGGTCGGTGATCGCAAGCTGCTTTATTGTGATGGCACGACCTTTCAAATCGTGGCTGAAACGTCGGTGGGTGTCAGCATCCCTTACGATATTGGTGGCACGCTTGCAGGCATTCCGACGGGCGGCGCGGTCGTATTGCGTTATCCGATACCGCGCGCGGTGCGGTTCCCCGCCGCTATGGCCAACAGTCGCGGCGTGGCGGGAACGGTTTCCGGCGCGACCGCCACATTTTCCATCCGCAAGAACGGCACGCAATTCGCCACCATGCAATTCGCAGCGGGTGCCAGCACACCAACATTCACAGCAGCCACTCTCACCGATTTCGCGGCGGGTGACGTGCTGACCATCATTGCCCCAAGCCCCGCTGACAGCACGCTGGCCGATATTGGCTTCGCGCTGGCAGGCATTCGACTTTAAGGAGAAAACACATGGCATTACGTTTTATTGACGGCTTCGATCACTATTCGATCCCCAGCCAAATTCCGCTCAAATATACTTCTTACAACGATAGCGGCGGATCGAGCGGCATCACCACCATGACGGGCCGTCGTTCGGGTAGCACGGCTTTGCTATTCCGCACCTCCAGCGATTTCATTGGCCTGACCTTTGATCCGCAATCTACCTGGATTGTCGGTTTCGGGCTTTACATGCTATCCACCGAAACAACAGAGCTGATGCGGTTCACGGATGAGGCAGGCACAATTCAAGGCGCACTTTCCATCGGCAACGATGGGACGATCCGCGTTTACCGCAACTCCGTGACAAGCGGCACGTTGCTGGCTACGTCATCAAATGCTCTGCCAATTCTGACCTGGAATTATATCGAAGTTAAATACACGATTGCAGACAGCGGCGGGAATTGGGAGGTGCGCGTCAACGAAAGCACCTGGATCAATTTCACGGGCGATACCAAACAGTCCACCACACTCTCGACAGCGGTGCGCATTCAAATCTGGGGTCGTGGATCCGACAATGCCATCGATGATCTTTACGTCTGCGATAGCACGGGCAGCAATAACAACACCTTCCTCGGTGATGTGCGCGTGGATACCGTGCGGCCCATCGGCGCTGGCAACTATTCCGAATTCAGTAAACAAGGCAGCGCCAGCAACTGGGACAACCTGGACGACACGACGATTGATAGCGATTCCACCTATAACTACAGCAACACGGTCGGCCAGCGCGACACGCTCGATTGCGGGAACCTTCCGGCGATCACGGGCAGCATCTTCGGCGTTCAAGTTAACATGGCCGCGCGCAAGGACGATGCGGGTGGAAGGACGTTGCGGTCGCTCACTCGCGTTTCCAGCACCGATTATGAAGGCGCATCACAAAACGTCGGTACTGATTACAGGGTTTTCCGGCAAATCATGGAGCAAAATCCGAACACCACGGCTGCTTGGACAGAGAGCGAAATCAACACGGCTGAATTCGGCTATAAGGTTCAAGCGTAATGACCAAGCTCTATCCATCAGCCGTTGGGGTTGCATACACTCCGACAACGATCCGTGGCGCATGGGAAAAGACAACGGGTCATGCTGTGTGCGGCATGGGCATTGCCAAGGATCTGCCTGGGTTAGATGGGCCACTTTCGATTGCCAGCGCCGAGACGGTTAATACCACCGACTACGACGTGCTGCTCTTACGCTGCGTCTCAGCACCTCTTGCTGCCGATCACAATTTTTCCGGCACCATGAACGTAATGATGGCTGTCCAGGAGTCAGCTACCGATGCCGACATGGCTTATTACGTTCATGCCTTCGTCACCCAGGGTGATACGGACAATTTGCGCGGCACGTTGCTGGCCAATTACAACGATCTCAACACCAACGAATGGGGTACGACGGCTCTTGGCAAGGCTTTATCGGCGGCGGCAACCTTAACCGCCGTTGCCGCGCTGACGGGTGACCGCATCGTTGTCGAGATCGGTTATCGCGCCCGCAACACCACAACCAGCAGCCGTACCGGAACGATTTACTACGGCGGCAGCGGCTCTGATCTGGCAAGCAGCGGTGCAGCCACGAGCGGTGTCGGCTATTTCGATTTTTCCGATACCTTCACAGTGGTCGACAATCCCGTTCTGCGGGTCAGCCAGGTTGCCATCGAAGCGCTGCGCCGTCCTACGCAGCCAAATCTGTTTGTGAGCCAGCTTGCAATTGAAACGGTTCGCAGAACCTACAATGCCAATCTTCGCCTAAGCCAACTTGCCGTCGAAGTCGTCCGCAGGAACGGTTCACCGCCGTCCAGCGGTCAAGGCGGCATGTTGATTGTCGTCGCCGGATAAAACGGAGCCACCCATGAAAAACCAGAACCAAAACCCTGCCCATAACGGGCGGGAACAGGAGAACGCGCCTATGACTGAGCCTGAATATTTTCGCGCCATCGGCAGGCTGGAAGCTCAAGTCCAGACCCTGACCACGGCCATTACAGAACTGAAAACCAAGGTCGAGGGCATGGATACCAAGCTGGCCGACCTTGATCGCATGGCCAACCGCTGGAAAGGCGGTTTTGCCGTTGTGCTGGCGTTGGGTGCCATCGCTGGCGCGCTGCTCGAACAGATCATCAAACCCTTTTTTAACCGCTGACAAACAGGAGAAAACAATGACGGTATCAACTTCCGACCGCGCGCCGCGCGGCATCCGTAACAACAACCCTGGCAATCTTCGCCGCAATGGCGATCCATGGCAGGGTTTAGCAGAGCGCCAGGGTGACGTGGAATTCTTTACGTTCAAATCGGCCATTTACGGGATTCGCGCGCTGGCACGCACCTTGATTGCGTATCAGGACAAGCATGGCCTGCGCACCATCCGCCAGATAATTTCTCGCTGGGCACCTCCGAACGAAAACAATACGAATGCGTATATAAGGGCTGTGGCAGCGGACACGGGACAGGATGCCGACCAGATCTTCGACATGCACCGTTTCGATCATCTCCTGCCGCTGGCCAAGGCGATCATCCGGCATGAGAATGGCCAGCAGCCCTATACCGACGTCGAGTTAACCAAGGGGCTGGTGTTGGCAGGCGTGGAGCCGGAGAAGACCAATTTGCAGGCCAGCCGCACCGTCAAGGGCGGACAGGCCGCGACGGCGGCAACCGCAGGCCTGGGCGTTGTGGAAGCCGTCCAGCAGACCATTGACCCCGCCCGCGACGCTCTGGTGGGCCTTGCGCCGTATCTGGAAATCGCCAAATGGCTGCTGCTGGCCGTTACCCTGATCGGCATCGGCGTGATGCTGTGGGCGCGGATCGATGATCACCGCAAGGGGCTGCGCTAATGTGGGCAATCATCAAAACCTGGCTGTCCGGCAATGCCCTGCGCCTCATCGGATGGAGCGTGGCGGCATTGTCGGTTAGTGCCGTTCTGCTGGGTGCGCGCCAAGCTGGCCGCAATGCCGAACGTGTCGATCAACTCAAAAAATCATTGGAGATTAAAGATGCTCAATTGCGTGCCACGCTTGATGCTCCTCGCAATCGCGGTGAGCTTGTTGACCGCCTGCGCGACGGCAAATTCTGA